GGTGTGGTGTGATTGGGTAATCAAGATATGCACTCCACAATCCTGCGATTCTTTTGTGATTGTAGTATGGGTGTCCATAGACACTTCCACGCTCTTGGATTGTAGTAATGACCTCATTTAACAGATCTTCAGTTTTTGTCATAATCAAAAACCTGATCTAACTTCATTTTTCTTACACGCTCTTGGTGCTCCAAACTAGCACGCCACCCATCCTGACGGCCAGACCAATACCCGTTTTCGTAGTGTTCATTATTTGTATGCTTTATTAGCCACCATGCAACTGCCATGCTTCCGGCAATTAATAACCACATTCCTAGTATTTCCATTATTGCTCCCGTTCCGCAAAACATTCGTTTGCGTTGGGATTAGTATGACTGGATTTACCGACAGCGCAATAACTTCTTGGCGCGTGTTTTATAACGATTAGATAACGCCAATATTCTCAAAGTCATCGATATGGTCATCAATCGTGCGAACCCTATAGTCTGTTTCAAGCCCCATAAGTCCTTCGATTGTAGGTAAATGATCCATCATGATTAACGGGTATCAGCTCTACTTGATGGCCTTTCTTGCCAAAACTTAGGACTGTGAAGCCCATGTTCCAATCGGCTGAATTGTATTTTAGGTAACTTGCCTTTCGCATGTCCATGAGATGCCCGGCTTCTATACCCCAAATCGTTGAATAACGGCCGTTTAAGCCAGTTTGGTGTCGGACTGCACCCTGCCTATGCGAGTGGCCACAAACCACGCTAGAATGCCATTTCTTGGCCAAATTAAGGCCTGTTATACCTGCATGCTTAGACATGTTGCCTTCATCCCCATGAGCCAAATGCCAGCCCTTTTCAAACTCATAAGCTCTTTTGTGGAATCTTATGCCTAAGCCAGCGAAATCCATAAATTTTGCATAGTCTAATTCTGGCAATCCAATAAGTGATGGCGCACCTTTAAGCAAGGTTTGATAAATTCTATCTGTGTGATTTGATCTGACAATATCTGTAGTGCCTAGATCGTAAAGGATTTCTTGGCCTAGTTTTCTTTCCTCATCAAGTGTTTCAGCAAACTCTAACTTTGTTCCCTTTGCCCAACGGCTTTGTGAGCCTAGATCCATTTCATCACCAACATTTAAGACAAAATCAAACTTCTCGTGCTTGACCATCTTAATTAAATTGGCAACTGCTTTTGGATGATGCAGCGGTATCTGCAAATCCGGTGTTACTAAATACCTACGATTAGTTTTAATCGTCATCCTCATCTGGAGTTGGGATAGTTGGGATTATTCCTTTATCGCCCACGATCCAGTCAGGCATCGATTCAGGATTATCCATTAGGTAAAGCGCACATGACTCACTAAATCCAGCCTTGCGTGCAGCTCTAAACATTTCATGTTTGGCAATATAGAAAACCTCTAATTTACTTAAAGGCTCAGGAGTGTGGCGAACTACTCTCCGGTTGACTTTTTTTCGTTTAGTGTGTTTCCGTGTGTTCGCCATGATTAAATTATGACTTGCTAATTATTGTAAATAGATCATCGACACGCTTTTCAAGTCGATTTAATTGATCCTTCATAGAACTGCCACCATTAGGTTTAAGTTCACTTAGGAAACTTTTAATAACCCATCGTAGAGCCAGCAATAAAGCGGTTGCGATACTGCAAACGCCAACGCCAAATGCGACTAATTCGTTTGGTGTCATTTTTCGCTAAGGCCATAATCTGCTTCACTCCCGGACTTTGGATCTAATGCTTTTGCTACTGGAGCAACCACAGCACCAAGTAATGTTGCATAAGCTGGATGAATGTCGGCCACAATTGCTAAAGCAACTGTTATTCCACTAGCTGCCACAGCTCTCAAATATGACTTAATTGCTGCTTTGTGTTTTTTAGATAGTTTCATTAATTGCCTTTCAGTAGTGGGATGTTAAACTTCTCGCCAGTTTGATTTGGCTTAAAACTTACATGGATGTGTTTATGGTGTGGATTAATGCCACGATACTTAACCCAACGCCAAAGCGATTTACCTGAACATATTTTACCAGCATGAATTATGTAAGAAATACGCTTATCTTTTTTTGCTGTGAGTCGAAGCTGATCTGCCAAAGCATGATTAATCCCTTGTTCGTCAGATAAGCCAGCGTCAATATCGATCGCGCATACTTCACCTGATGGTCGTGGGTTATGGTCGGACTTCCTTGATTGATGCTTAAGATCACCGATCCATCCATCAGCTTTCCTGCTGCGATCCAAGAAAGTATCATTTACTTGATCGCGTAAAGTATCAGCAGCTTTGGATAGGTAAGGCTTCATTAGCCAAGTAACAGTTTTGCTTCATCAGCAGTTAAGCCAAGTCTGTCAAGTAATGCTTGCTTTTCTGCTGCCTTTGTTTCGGCTTCGGCTAATTTGGCTGCTTCGGCTGCCTTTTCTTTTTCATAAATTTTAATCTCAGCAGCAGTCATTTCCCTATCAATAACTTCATCTGTTGCAAGATCGTGAATTCTTATAATTGGTTTAGTCATTATTTTACTCCGTAGATTTTAACTGTGCCTGCTGTCATAGTGTTACCACCACACTTAATTATAATTGAACTAATTGCTGTATTGCTATTTAACCCGCCAAAATAATTAGTATTACGGGTATTGGAATTTGTGTCATCAACATAAACAGCGTTTAATGAAAAACCTTTGTAGGCATTTGTGGCTGCGTAATTAAAAATTGTAAATGCAACAAAATTTCCGCCATTTGTTCTTGACCAATCTTCGGCATTATTATTGCAATTTAATGTTGATGTAGCAAAAGTTGAAACACCAGCATTACCAACCATTGAAGCATAGAAAGCAATAGAGTTATTTAATTCTATTTGAACGCGAGATGTTGCTGTGCTCCAAGTAACATTTTCAATTTCAACATAAAGATTTTCATAAGCGGCACTTATGCTTGAAATTGTTGTGCTTGCACCTGATAGTGTTGTTGTTGATAATAAAGTCATACCACCACCAGCAACAGCAGCCCATTTTAATCCAGTTGCAGTTGATGAATCTGCTGTCAATACTGTGTCATTTGCGCCAACGGCTAATCTTGAAACTGTGTCAGCTGCTGTGGCTGCAATAATATCGCCTTTAGCATCAACAATAGTTTTAGCAATTGCGTTGCCAGCATTTGTAAATACTGTGCTGTCAATTGCAGTTCCAAGTGATCTAATTGCTGCTGCGCCATCTTTGACAAGCGCGGTGTCATCTGGAGTAGTCCAGCTATAATTGGTAGTGGTTGCCATTTTATCCTATCCTCATGCGACTATTGTAGCGTACTCCCAAGTCAAACTTGGGTCTATTGTGTTCCAAGCCTCTGTTATTGGCGTGGTATTCCAACGCATCGCCACTTGGCTAAATGCAGTTGGTGAAACATTGATCGTTAAAAACAGCTCATTAAATCGTGTGCTCCATGACCAGCCTTCAACATAACCTTCAAATTGCCCACCTGATATTTGGTTAGGTAGATTAGTTAAATAAACTGGCAAGCCCATAAAGACACCTAGTAAAGCATCTCGATCTGAGTTGTCAATTTCAGGGTTAGTTATTGGGAAAGTAATCGATTGGAACTTAGATAATGGATAAGCTCTTTGAGCGATATAACGATCAGCAATTGCTTGAGCATCTACTGAACCTTGAATTCTTGAATTAATAGTTTCTGCTTTATAGCCATAAAGGGCAATTGAAGCGGCATCTGTGGCAGTTTCCTGTGAATTAAAGTTATTGCCATAATTAATATAAATATCATTTCTAACATCACCTGAGCGCATAACTGTGGAAAGGCCAGCACCTAAAGCATGACCGGCATCTAAATCAACATAACCATTTGTGAGCAGATAGTTTTGCCTGTGGTCTGCATCTGCATAACCGATGTTTCCTGCATTATCCTCATAAATGTAACCAAAAGCAGAATTGGCAATATCTGCAATAACATTGTAAATCGTGTCAGTTAAATTTGATTGAGCAGTCATTGTGTAAAGGCCGGGTTGATCGATTTCGCCAAGTCCTAAATTGACTGCATTTTCCCAAGTTTCTGTTGCATTGTAAGTTGCCCAAGTTGTAGCTGATGGAACATCGTTCCAAGTGCCAAGCAATACGCTAGACAAAATTTCATAAATCTGGTTGCCATCCTCATCTTGAGAAATGTTATCATTCCAAATTTCTTTGGCTATTCTTGCAAGTGATCCCATAGCAATTATTGTGTATTCGACAACTGTGGCAACAGATCCAGTCGCACCTACCGCAACAGTTACATCTGTAATGTCGCCACCGAATAAGCTGACATAAGATCCTGATGTATCTTTGACTTGTAAATCTAAACTGTCATTTATGTCAAAAGGTAATGTTTGACTATTTAAGGCAACTAAACTTATTTGAATATAAGATGGATTTGGCTGTGAGTAAATA